TCAACAGCAAGACCAGTTACCTGGCCAGTAGTAGGAACAAGTTCAGCACCAGATCCACCACCACCTTCAAGTCTGGCAGTAGCATTAAAATAACCATCACCAGGTCTAGTCACCTGAATGTAGTTTACAGATCCAGCAGGTGCAAGAACGGTAGATCCATCAGGACCATATTGATCCTCTTCCCAAAGCACAATGTTTGCGTCTGCTTGGGTGATACCAGTATCAGTAGAATCAATAACCAAACGTAAGGGATTATATCCTTCACCAGGATCAATTACATCAACAGACAAGATCTCTCCATTGTCTGCAATGTTTGCTCTTAGAACAGCGTCTCTGATCGGGGTGCCGCAGTTGCCAATAGACAACTTTGGCGGATCGTTGGGATCATACCCACTTCCACCATTTGTTACAATTACGTCCTTTACACCGTATACACTATTGAATACGGGACGAATTGCTGCACCTGATCCAGGGACTGTTCTTGGCATTAGACTACGACGATATTACCTTGCATGTTTCCATGAATGTTGCACTGATAGACATACGTCGTACCAGCAGCAAGATTCATAGGAACTGTCCAGAATTGGACACTATTGATAGAACCAGTGGTTCCACTGATCTGAGATCCACCAGCAGAAACTCTGAGTTCTAGTGGGTGACTTGTGCCAGTAGTATTATCAAATCTGTAAGTAAATCCACGATACACATACAGAGTGGGATCGTTTGCAGATACACCACCACCCGTTACAGTGTAATTGTTGGAGTCAGAAGCACTAAACTCAAAGTTGATACAAGGAGTTGCTACTGCTTCAAATGAGGATCCGTTGTGGACGAGAGTTTGTCCTTCCTGAGCACTGGGTAGTGCGACAGTGTTTGTAATAGTAAGCGTTGACCCAGACACAGCAGTAGTGATCCCAGTCCCACCAGCGATCGTGAGAGTAGAATCGGCAGCCGCAGCAGTATAGGAACCCGAGTCACCCGCAGCAGTTTGGAGTACGTTTTGTACGACGTTGGGGGAGTCATTCGTGATTGTGATAGCGCCAGCGTTTAGGTTGGTGCTAATTCCACTACCACCAGTAAAAGTAATAGTATCAGTGGTCGTAGTCGCTGTTGTTGTTCCGTTGTCAGCACCGAGAGTCGTAAATACATTCTGATCCAGATCACCCAGTGTACCTGTCATGTTGATGGTGAGTGTATCACCAGTCATTGAGGTAGAGATGTTCGTACCGCCAACAATGTTGAGAGTGTCGTTAGCAGCAGAAGCAGTTGTTGTTCCTGTGTCACCCGTGAAGGTTTCAAAGAGGTTTTGAGTGGTTCCACCACCGCCACCACCAGATCCTTGCAGATCATTACCAGGTTCCCATTTGCTGTTAGCAGCACTCCATTTCAGAACCTGTCCATCAGAGGGACCACCATTAACAGTGGTATCAACGTCAGCAAGAACAGTAATACTTTGGTTCTCATCTACCAGGGGGATCCAAGCGGCAGAGTGAGCAAAATATGCTTTGCCAGTGCCATGAACGTGAGCAAGCATACCGTGGTGGTTAGTCGCATCAGGAAGGTCGCCCAGAGTAGCGTAAGGGGCGTACCATTTGAGATATCCATCATCACCGTCAATGTAAGTGTAAGCAGATCCAGACCCACCTGCCCAGAGTTTGATATCCCCAGTTCCAGTTTGATAAATTACGATATTGTCAGTTCCATCAGAAGTGATCTGGTGACCATTAGTATCCAGGTTACCAGTCAGCGTGTCAAAGTTTCCAGCACGAAAAGCAGCACTAGGTGACGTGCCCCATTTCAGAACCTGACCCTCAGTAATACCAGCACCGATATCAAACAAGATATCAGTTTGGTTACCTAGTTTCTCATAGAGTTCATTAAAATTGGAGTTCGCTTTGATGGCACCATCACGGAGGGTATCACCCGTTCCGTCATTCGCCGCAGAACCAATGCCAATCGTCTGTTTTGCCATCTTCTTACAGTTTGTACGTTGTTATTTATGTTGCGTCAAAAGACACAGTGGTGGAGTCAAGAGTAGATTCGGTAGAATCGAACGAATCTGCGCTACCACCAGAGAATCCAGTGACAGTCAAAGTCGCAATTTCAGTTTGTAGTGGGGAGTTAGTTGCGGGAGTTGCACCAATAGGTCCACTAATTTCGCAACGGAACTTATACCCTGTCATATATGACAGAGCAGTGAAAGCATAAGAGCTGCTAGTTGCACCAGTCAGAACTGCGAAGGAGAAACCACCATCAGTGGATCTGTACCATTGATATCGTTTGGGTCCATCTTCGGGACTGATTGCAGCGGTAACCGTAAAGGTAACCAACTGTCCACTTCCAATCGTGGCGTTCTGTGGTTGCAAAGCGATCTGAATCGTTGCAGGGATAACAGTCCCGCCGTCTCCACCGCCAGTGGGTGGTGGTGGGGGTGCAGCACCGTTGTTTGCTGGTTGATCAATAGACTCACGAGTAGTAAGACCAACCATGTATGGGAACATAGGAACCAGGTTCTGCTCACTATCTAATTCAGTAGATAAGAAGTAAGCATATGTGCCATTTGGATATTCAGGAGTAACACAAAAACGTCCATTATGGTAGTCGAGGTTACCTAGACCCTCAGAATACTCCCAGTCCTGCATCAGAGCGCCTGCTGGGGGGTTCTGCTGGGACGATCCATAGTCTGGTCTACCATCCGCTTCTTCCGACTTAACACGATAAGAAGTAGTTGCTAAACCTATCTCACTATTATTGTCCCAAGGATCATTGTAAAAGTAAGGTCCATATATGGGAAACCCATCAAAGGCAATACCAACAAGTTTGGAATGACCATCAGGATGTCTCAGGTTATCACCGTTATACTGAGAAGAACCATAGTAGTCATTGTAAGTTGACATGATGGCATTATCTTTCCAGCACTCTAAGAAATGAGTATCGTGGTAATGATATTGTCCAGTTACTTCTGGATGTCCACCACAATTATCTTCACCAAAATCTACTGGTGAGTTGGGGTAATGTGCGTTCCAGTTGAATCCTGTTGGGGGATTGCCTCCGCTTCCAGCCGATGGGTTGAAGAAGACAACACCATTAGCAGCAATACCGATAGCACCCAGTGGAGTTGCGACTCTACCGTTTCTCTGGTCATAATAGTTGTAAGTTCCTGAATGTGCTTCTCTCGTGTAATCCACGATGAGTTGCAAGTATGTGCTACTGGCACGCCAGAATTCACCAGCAGTTGCAGTTTGTGCAGTGCCCTTGTATATAAAGACTTGCTTCTTTTCGTCTGCTGTACCAGCATCAAATACGAAAAGAATTCTATCGCCAACACGGATAGAACCAGATGATGTTGTACCTAAAAGACCATTATCATCTACGCTTAGAGGAATCTCGATAATATATCCATTCTGTGTAAAGGTATTACTGTCGAATGCTCTGGTAATACCAAACGTTCCACCTCTATAATAAAAGTCATGGTCAAAGTCCTGCTCAGTAACCGCATTAGGGTTATCAGCATTAGGAAACGTACCATAGGCGACGGGATTGGGTAGACCATTCGCCGAAACGTCTATGATACGGGTGCCAGCGTTATAAGTTGCGGTTCCTGCCATCGAACTTTTTAGTTATTTATTGGAAGATCTGAGTAGGTGTAAATCCACTGATGATAGTGGCACCTGTCTGAACTGTGAGGATCACGGAGTTGGAGTAAGTAGGTTGAGCACCAGCAGCAGTGATTGCTACGCGGAACTCATCACCATCATCTGCCTGTACAGCAGCGTTAGAACTGTAAATCGCATTTGTCTGACCCGTGATGTTGACCCAGTTAGTTTCACCATACTGCTTGCGCTGCCACTGATAGTTCAGTGCAGTGGTTCCGACAGATCCGTCAGCACTCACGATGAACGAAGCGTCAACGGTGAAGGATGCAGTCTGACCTTGGTTCACGGTCACGTTAGTGGGTTGTGCGTTGATCAGGATGTAACCAGGTACGATTACGATTGGGTTACCGTCAGCGTCAGTACCTTCACCCGCGTAGGTGTCGAAACCGCCGTTAACATTACCACCCTCAGGTGCTACGAAGTCATCAGGGACAGTTGTCTCAACTTCAACCACAGGTGCTTCATAACCAATACCAGGGTTCTTAACCACGATGGAAGAGATACCCATCAGAGCACGGATGCGACCGTCGAAACCAGTGGAGGAAACCACGTCAACGTTCGGGCGTGAGGTGTAACCGTTACCAGGTGCAGTGATCTGTGCCTTAGTAATTTCACCAGATCTGATGGTAGCAAGAGCAGCAGCGTTGCGACCCTTAACAGTTCCTGTGTACTCGAAGGTAATCAAGGAGTTGGAAGACTCGATCAGAGCGACCTCACGAGGATCACCTTCACCTTCGATTTGCAGAATGTCACCAGCCTCAATCGGAGGTACGACAGTTGCCGCGATCACGTCAGCGTCAGAACCAATGTAGGAGAAGGCGACGAATGTAGATCCTGCGCGAGGAATCTCAGCGAAGATAATTCTAGAACCAACCAGGTTGTAACCAACACCAGGTTCCTGAATCACACCATTGAGCGAGACGATGATGTTGTTCTCAGGCAAGATAGTGTTGGACGATACACCTTCCGTCAGAGTCAAGGAGTAGAAACCACCCTGATACTTCAAGTTGAAGGACGAGCGCAAGGAGTCAAACTCGAAACTGATGTCATCAAGTTGTCTCAGTTTACCCACGTAGTAACCAATGAATTCAGATCCGATCGTGGGAGGTTCAGTGAACTGAATCTGGTCAGAGAACGCAGTGTAGGCGTAGGTTGCACCAGGAGGTTGCAGCACACCATTGACGAACACGAGCAGGTGTCCAGCGGGATCTGGGAAGTATGCTTCACCGTTGTTGACGGTGAGTTTGAAGGAAGTTGCAGTACCATCAAATCCTCGGAAGAATCTATCGCAACGACCCAGGAGCGACTTCGCTTGCGTTACACCTGCTTGCCAACCGTAGTCAGAGATGATCGACAAGTTGCTGGGCCAATCACCCACGGCATCTTCCAACCAGATGCGACCAGTGGTGCCGCTGATTGCCTTACCTGCGACCTTACCGTAAGAGGTGTAAGAGGTCTCAGTGACAGTGGAGATGTCTGCGCGGAAGATTGGGAAGTTGCTAAGGTTCTCAAACTTACCGATAGAACCATTTGCTGCCAGTTGAGGATCAACAGTCGTGGTTCCATCTGCTGCCTGTCCGTACGGACGCAGGTTCGCGAGCCATACGTTGTGAATGCTGTTGTCAGGATCGTAGTTATACTCAGTGACGACAGCAGTCCAACCAGGTTGTGCAGGGATGGTGCCTTGGAGCAGGTAAACCAGGTCGCCTTTGTTAAAGTCGCCCAAGAATCCTTGGTCTCTTGTGACACTTGTGATCTGGCACTGGATTGTCTTAGTTGCATGTACGAACTGATTAAGTTCGATGTTTCTAAATCCAGCAGCAGTGATGTCAGCAATGTCAAGAATAACGTCGGTAACAGAACCGTAGATAATATCGCCATCCACGAAATTATCTTGCAGGGACTCAATGTCAATCGTGATACGACCACCCGTGTTACCTACGAGAGCACCAGCAGAGTTCTCATAGAGTTTGATGTCTGCCTCAGCACCATTGCCCTTGTTGAAGATCATCTCACCTTCTGCGAATGCACCGCGATCAATGTTGATCAACATGCGTTCAGTCAGATCACCTTGGACGGTTGCAGTAACAGCGGAGTCTACACCCACGAGGTCATCACCAGCGTTAATTATGCCAGTGATATTCTCGATGTAGCAGTTACCTTCGTCGGTGTTATCACCTGAGAGGACAGAAGTTTGAACAATGAAACCATAGTTGGAAGGATTGCCATCAACGTTAACTCTCTCACCATTCGTGAAGCGACCAGAGGCAGATACGAGATTTGCCTTCTTGTACAGTTTGACAATCTCTGCTTCATTATTTCTAGTTCTGATAACGTCACCACGGCAGTTGGAGGTAGTACCAACAACCACGTCAGCGAGGTTGAAACCACCACTGATAGGCGTATCAATGTCACGAGTACCATATGTGGTGGTCTCACGATAGATACCAGAGCGTACGTCAATTTGGAATCTCTGCTGACCAGTCGTTGAGAGGTCAACATCAAAGTCGCTGTAACGTGCGTCATGACGAATCTCGCGTGCAATCTCGAAGTATTGAGGAGTTGCGTTCAACACATAGAACCAAGACTGACCTTGGAGTCCACGCTCAATATCTCCCGATGCAGGCACGTAGGTGAGAACATCACCACGAGAGTAGAAGTTCGGGCGAGTAATCTTGACTCTGTTCTCTCTTCTCTCGAAACCAACTTCCACGGTAGGAGTGTTAAGGACCAGTTCAGGATCAGTGTTCCAGTCATTACCCTCATCGTAGAGGTTTTGCAGGTTCTGAGCATGAGTCGAGTTGACCCAGATCAGATTGTTGTTAGTGGGAGGTGTAGAGCGCGTAAGA